AATTGAAGTGCTAATCCATATTGTTGAACAGCTAATTTACATATATCATCAGTTTGATTAATAACATATTTAAGTGCACTTCTATCTTGTTGAACAGCTAATTTACATATTTCATCTGTTTGATTAATAACATATTGGAGTGCATATCCATCTTGTTGAACAGCTAATTTACATATTTCATCAGTTTGATTTTTTACATATTCAAGTGCATATCCATCATATTGAACAGCTAATTTACATATTTCATCAGTTTGATTTTTTACATGTTTAAGTGTATTTCCATTTTGTTGAACAGCTAATTTACATCTTTTTTCAGTTTGTTCTTCTATATTTATTATAATAAATTTATTTGTTTTCCATTTATGTCCTTCTGGATCACAGTAAAATATTGCATCTTTACATAATTCTATATGTGCTATATTTATACCATATGAAATAAATTTCGATAAATATTCAAATGTAGTGAAATATAAACCACCAGATTCACAAGACCCACTAGGATTAAAAGGAATATGATCAATATTTTCACCTAATTTATATTGGAATCCAAAATGATTTTGATCATTATTGAGTAATTTACAAAATATAGTAGATTGGGGAAATAGTTTAATAAATTCATCATAAGATATAGCCATAATGATTTGTTTTGTAGTTAGTTAATATTATATATGTAACAAATGCTATAATAGAAATATATTTCAATTTTTTAATTTTGTAAATGGTAATATCAATCAATTTAGATGTCAATAATAGAATCATTTGAACTATTTGTATAACTAGATGAATTAGTTAATATATTATTATTTTTTTTACTTTTTCTTTTTTTAATATTGTCAGTACTACTCGGATTTTTTAAAACATTATTATGTTGTGTTAAATGTATATCAAATATATTAATATTATCTGAATTTGTTAAATCAAACATATTATCATTATTGATTAATTTATATTCGTGATCATAATAAATTTGATATATATTTAAAGGCAGAATACGTCCAATTCTTTGTGCTCTACCTATAACTTGTTTTTTTAAATCATTAGATAGATCGTGAAAAATGATGATATCAGTTGCCATTTGAAGATTTAATCCAGACCCATATAATTTAGCATTTAAGAAGAGAACATTAATTTTTTCATTTTTGAAATCATTAATTTTTCGTGTGATGTCATCATTGGAGCCAGATAATTTACTATATTTAATATTGTATGTGTCAAATTTAGTAATTAAATTGGCGAATGTTTGGTCATGATTACTGAATAATAGAATTTTAGCATTTTTTTTATTAAGAATAATTTTAATAACAATATCAATTTTAGAAAGAATGATCTTTTTACACATAGTATTGATAGAATGATTAGTGATAGCAATAGTTTTTTGAATATCAAAATCATTACGACAATAAGCACATTTTCCATTTACTTTAAGCATACATTGCATACATAATAATTGTTGGCAACATGGCATAACACTGGCTACAGTGTCACCATATGTATCAAAACAAATAGGACAATAAATATTTTTTTGTATATCAATACGATCTTTAAGATCTTTAACACTATTAATTTTATTATTTAATTGTGTAATTTCTATATTTAATTTATCAATAATTGCATTTTTTGTAGTTTTATTGAGCATAATTTTAGCTTCATTAAATTCTAATTCTTTTTTTTTATTATGTATTTCAATAGTATAATTTTTAGTAATGACATCTATAATATTTTCATCAGTTGCTATATTACAATTTAAATTTTGTATAGCTTCTTTATAATTACCTGCATTTAACATAGATAAAACATCATTAGATACATGGTCTTTTAACATATGTAATGTTTCAGGTGCTTTACATTTAATAATATATTCATTAGCAGGTGGAATTTGCATAGATTTAATAACATATTCATCATTATTTTTACATATTATATTTTCTAAAATAATCAAAGGTAATCCAACAAATTGATTGCGTATTTGATCAATATATATATCAGTAATATTATATGGAGTAGCAGTAATATACCAAGTAAAATTTGCTTTGATATTGCGAAGACTAGTTAATCGAATAGAACATATTTCATCTATAACTATACGATTATATTTTATATTATTAAATTTATCAATATATTTTTTAAACATTGTATTTGTGCAACAAATTACATCATATCCATCAATTCTATGCAAATTATCAATTGATTTTTGACTTATTATAAAATAATATTTTAAAGAAGTATATTCAAATGCAGTTTTCCATTGTAAAGCTAAATTATGAGGAATAATTATAAATGTGCATTTAACTACATTTGTTGTATCCATATATTCTAAAGAACATGGACAATTAATAGCATATTGAACACTATGATTTGGTATTAATTTATGATGACATATTAAACCTATAATTTCAAATGTTTTACCAGCACCTACCATATCGGCCAAAATAGCATAATTAATTTTACATTTAAAATTAGTACCAATAGTATCATCAAAAATTTGATGTTGTATATAAGATTTATTATAAATATGAGTATTATATAGAATTGTATTATTAATAATATATTGAGGTTGATTAATAAAAATTTCTCCATTTTTTTCAAAATGAGTCATAGATGCAATTATTTTTTTTTGATGTTCTTTTAAATTTAATTTTAATTCCGAAGGTTGAGTTATAAATTCTTCAGACATTATAATAAATAATATAATATCTTTATTTTAACTAATTATATTTATATTTAGCACAATATTGTTCTGCTAATTCTACAGGCGTTCTAAAATTCATATATTTTTTTTCATCACGTATATCATAAATATTATATATACCATCATAACAATCATCATTGGAAATATGCCACATAATTAATTGTTTTTTTATAATAGGTAAAAAATAATATACATCAAAGAAAATTCTGATTTGATAATTTGTATTCATATATAATTTTAATGTTTCTTCTGTCAAATATGCATCATATAATCTTCCAAATATATATAAATTATTATTAATTTTATATCCATATGTTCCTACATCTCCAAATATTATATTGATACCATATGTTTTTACTTTATATTTATTATTTCCTATTTTATATATGATTTCTTCATCTGTATTATTAGTCCATTCTATAAATATATTATTATGATGTAAATCATTTATATAAAATCCAGCTGTAATTAAAATATCAATAGTATATAGAAAACTAATAGTAATTCCATCTAATAATTCAATAACATTAGCATTTTTATTATTTGGTAAAATAACATTACAGGTATCTAGATCAACATTTGACATTAAAAATGCAATTAATTTAGCAAATGTATTTAATGTAGTATAAACATTTTCATCTATATAAGCATTATTCATCAAACTCATATCACTTATATAATTTGTTTTGTATTTGATTTCTTTATCTAATCCATATCTTTTAGTAATAATTTTATTGATATTTTCATCAGTACAATTAGCATAACCTATTAATTGTGGCAAATGTTTTTGTACAAGTTTATCTGATATTACAGATTTGTCATTTAATAATTGTAGAAGTATCACTTCTATATTAGTTCCATTACATATATAATATGTGTTTTTTATATTAAATATAGTAGATGTTTTACTATTTTTTATATATTTGATAGCAATATTTTTATCATTTATACCTGGTTCAATTACTTGCCCATATACACCTTCACCTAATATTTTATCACAATATGTATTATTATACATAATTACATTCATTGTCTGTATATCTATTTTTTTTGGTTTAGTTTTTTTCAAGTAATCAATTACATTTTTAATAGATTTCGGTTTATTATATTTACCTCCTATATATTGTGTAAAATCAATATATATATTATAATTCATATAATTATTAATTAGAATATTATATATATATATATATGTTGAATGTATTAATTGAAGATTTAATTTATAAAAATAAATTAAATAATATTATAAATTATAATAATACTACATTAAAAATATTTGGTGTATTTGTTAGTATAGAAAGATCTAAATTACATAAGTTAAAAGAATATCCAGAAGATATACATGGTTGTATAGGTTATTGGTCTGATGATTATAGTAAATTAAATAATATAATAATAAAAGAAAAAATATTACAAGTAGGCAATTCAGCATTTTATGAAGATAGTAGACGTTTGAGTTTTAGAAAATCTGCAGAATCAGATTTATTTACAAAATTTAAAATATATTACATGTTATTACCTTTGGAAAAAATAGATAGTGTTAGTGGAATAATGGCCAATAGTAATAAATTTGATAATATGAATTATGGATTAATAGCTCAAAGTATTGATGGAAATAAGAAAGCAACATATTTACCAGAAGTGTTTAAAAACATGGAATGGAATGATATAAAAATAAGTTTAATTAATAAGGCAGGAATATTAAATAATAATATTGTATTTTATGCATATAAAACATATATAGAAGAAACAACATTATTATTACATTTAAAAACAATGATTACATATTTTTTCAATAATTATTATAATAATTTTATACCATATGAAATTAATACTAATATAAAAATAGATATTACACAAGATGTAAGAAATATAGCAAGTATGTTAGATATATATGATATAGTAAATGAAGATGTGAAGTTAAAAATATGGGATAATGTGAAATATTATATAAATGAATATAATAAAGATGCAATAAAAATGAGACAATCATCAGCATTTTTATTATTATTATTGAATAAATTATTAAAGGAAAATATAAATAATGCAGATAAACAATTAATAGAAACAATGATGATAAATATAAAACAAAATTTATATAATCAAATTGACGAGTTAGAATCTAAATTTGAGTTAGGAGAAGTATTAATGGCATTAAGTATAATTGATAAAACAAATAATAAATTGGATAATCAGATAAATAAAATAATAAATATAATAGGAAATCAAAAAGAAGTAGATGATATATTTCAATATAATTGGTTATGTAAATTTATATTAGAATATGATAATTATAAGAAATCATATAAATTATTTGAATTATTGATGAAGAAGATATCAATAATAATGTTATATATAGATGAAAAATATGAAACAAATTATATAGCAGTGTTATTTGAATGTTTATCAAGTTTAATATTTGTAGGTATAAATAATTTATTAGAAATAGAATATAATAAATATATAAATAAAATAGAACAATTAATTTTAATTATAATACAAAGAAAAAATAAACAATATCATTTATTTGAATTTATAAATGGCAATATACGTATAGATATTACTGGTCATATTTTGAATGGACTTAATTATATGGAACAATATTATAATAAATTTATAAAATTATCAAAAGATAAAATATATTATAAAAATTTATATGTACAATCAGGAGGAACGATAAATAAGTATATATATAAAACATTAAAAAAAATAAAATTAAGATGTATTGGATTGAATTGTATATAATTAAATTTTAAATTATATGGTATTGTAAAGTTTTATTTTATTATTAAAATTTATTAACATAGTAAGAGCATTATCTAGAATGCCAACCATAATTATATTGTTTAATTCAATAAACATATTATACATATATAAAACATATTGGATTATTTTATTAGTGCTTACTATAATTTTTGATATATTATTAATTGATTTATCATATTCATTTAATATTATTGCTTTAATTACGTCATTGTTACTATAATTTAATTGTGTAGGCCAACTATCATCTATAATAATTTCATTAATTATATTATGTTTAATATTAGTTAGAATAGGGATAAAAGGAGTATCTTGATTTTCATTTTCAGGTCTATCGAAAACTCTACATAATAATTCGACAATTTGCCATGTATATTCTTTATCCATTATATAGAGTTGTATTTTGGTATTTTTATTATCATCATTGTATTGCGTTATTATTGAATGATTTTGGATACAATTATCATATATTTCTTTTTCATTTTTATATAATTTTGTATTTATTCTAATATAATTTTTATATGTAATGACTAGTATATTAATCAGAGTAAAAATATTAGAAGCAACATTGTGTTCATCTCTATAATGCCATAGTAAAAGAGACATAATTTCATTTTGTCGTAATATATTATTATCACATGTATAATATTCGTTATATGCTTTATATAAATCATCAATATTCCATATTGTATTTTCATAATATGAATTTAATGATCTACTAAAAATATTATTAATGTAATGTGTTGGTATAATATTATTAAAAATTTTAGTTGGTAATAAACTATATGGTGTTAGAATAGTTTTACCAGTCAGAGGTGGAAATGTTCCTTTCATAATTGTATCAAAATTAACACGCATATATATCACATTGCCTTTTGTTTCATATCCACGTCTTCCAGCTCTACCAGAAGCTTGATGTGCTTTAATAGGATCCATATATTCAATGGTATCAGAATCATATTTAGGATTTCCAAGAATAACGGTTGTTTTGAAAGGTAAATTAACCCCACTAATAAGTCCATTTGCACAAAAACATATAGGTGCATCTTTTCTATTAATTAAATTATTTACTTGTCGTAATACAGCATATGGTAATAGATCTGAATACATTGTAATACCACGTTCAAATCCTCTCATAAAAATATTTGTATAATTAATATTATGATAAATGGTTTGGTCATCTGTTTTATTATATAAATCTCTGAAATTATGCATAATTGATCTCATAATGCCAATATTAAGAGGTGTTTTATGTAATGAAAATATACTAGTAGGACCATAAGGATTGAATTCAGGCATAGGAACTTCATTTGCATTATTATGAATATCAAAATATATATTTTTTTTGTATAAATAGTCTGAATTTAAAAAATCACTTATCATTTGTTTTTCTCCATCCACTAATTTACTATTATTTACTGCTTTGTGTATTTCATGTTCATATTTCATCTTAATTGCATTTAAAAAATCACTAATAAAATTACGATTTAATGTAGCAATCCGTGTATTAATTTCTTTTATTTTAGCTCCACGAACATTAGCCAATCCATCAGAAATAGATTGTCGTCTAATAAATTCATCAGAATTATATTTAATAATTTTTTCATGCCATTCTAATAGTAATTGATTATACCATGGAAAATAATGTTGTTCTAGTTTTTCTAAATATATAACTATTTTTGAATATATATCTATTATATCTATATCATTCGACATATATACTAATGCTGGGAACATGTCTTTTGTTTTCATCATTTTAAATAAATCCACCAAACTAGCTATATAATTATTTCCAATCCATATATTATTTGTTTTAATATGATAATTAGATAAAAATGCATCTACTATAGCTGGTGATTCATTCAATGCAATTTTAATAAGAATGTCTTTTAATTTAGTTTCATATGATGTTATCATATCCATTGTAATAGGATCTGTTTGATTGAAATAAGTATTCGGATGAATATTATGTATTTTATTATAATTAGGAAAGGCATTACTAATGTCTACACCTAATTGATATGCATCACGAGCTGTCATAGCAATATCACCAGATTTGAAACCATCATTAATAATATAATCGCGGTCAATACAAGCAAGTGGTAATAGAGGATTTAAATTTTTTCCATCAAATAGGTATTTTTGTATAACAATGAAACGTTTATTATATTTTTCTAAATATACTTCATTATTTTTAGCTGTATAATTTTCCAAATATAATTTAAATTTATCTGGATCTTGTATAGTAGCTGATAATATTATGAAAGGACATGTTATTAATTTAATTAGTCGTTCAATACATTCACCTTCTGTATTATCAATATGTTGTATTTCATCAAAAACAACATATTCAAAATTATAATTTTTTATATATAATATATTTTCAGCCATATATGGTGTAGCTACCACTACTTTTACATTTTCATCCAACTTATACTGTTCCTTATTTGTTACTAATGCTGTGTTTATACCTGCTGTATTAAATGATCCCGCTACTTGCATCGCTAATATATCATTAGGTACAACAAATAAAGTGAAATATTTAATTCCACAATATTGTGCAATAACAGTTTTTCCAGCAGATGTAGGAGCAACTACTAATATGTTTTTTTTATTATCAATATTTTTAATAACATTAATTTGCCAATCTTCTAACTTGAAAACTTTTTGATCCCAAGAACTTAATGGATATAATCGATGACTCATTTCCGTCATTTGATATTTGACAGAGTCAATATTATGATTTTTTAATATTTCTTCAGCTTGTTTAACTGTATTAGCGATAGCAATATTTATTCTATCAGAAAATTTAGAATCATGTATTTCATCTAAAGTAGGATTAACAAAATCACTACTAATACTATTTTGTTTTTTTTTAGTATGTGCTTGTCTTCTATTTATTTTTTCATCATTTGTTTGTTCTGTTGATTGTAGTGAATTATTATAATATTTTAGCCATTGATCATTAAATTCAAACATCAACATTTTAAATTCAAAAATAAAATTTATTAATTCAATATTGTTTGTATCAATATATTTACGCACTAATATCATAAATATAATCACCTTCATTATATTATTAATATTTTTAATTGTATAATTATTTAATATTCCTTTTAATGCATCTTCTGATGGTATCATTATTTCATTCGTTAATTGTAATATATGTGATTCAATTAATTTCAATATATTATTATTATAAATTGATTTTTTTATATCTTTATTTTGTTGGATCAATGCTTCCTTTTTAGATATAGTTTTTTTATTATTTTGTCCAATATGTTTACTTGGACTTGTTAGATTGGTTGAACTAGTTGGACTAATTGAACTAGTTGAACTAGTTGGACTAGTGTCATTATTACATACATTGACAATATTATTAATATTTATCATTCCTTGTGAAGAATCTCTCATTATAGATGCTAATGTATGTACATCTAATAAATTTGTACTATAACGTTTTTGTGTAATATCTGCATTAGTTTTATAGAATTGTTCAGATAATAATGATGTATTCTCATCTATATGTTGTATATTAAGTAATAATTGTTCCATATTTTGATTGATCATACTTTGTTCTGTCATACAGTAGTTAATTATATTTATAATATTATAATAATGTATTTATTATAATTTCAATTTTTTATCTATACTTATGCAATAATGGTTTTATTTATTATAGACCATTAATAATAATATATTATTACTATTAATGAAAAATATAACACCGCGATGACGAGCAAGACAAGCTTGCTCTCCAGGCGCACCAAAGCGCAATCTTTGCCCAAAATAAAGAATACTTTAAATAAACAGTTTTCCAATAACAGAATCAAAAAAATAACTGATCGAGAAGTATTTTCACAATTATATAATTATATAGAATAATATTATATTGACACATCTGACAAATTAGATGAATTTCTAGTTGTCGATGGTGTTTATAACAACACCAATATATTACACACCCCTAAATTAGAAATAAATATGAACATATATTTATATAATTGTTGAATTATATATAGTAGTAAATGTATCTAATTCCTTGATTCTTTTGCCTAATTATATTTATATTACTCAAAAAAGAATAATTATAATAATATATAAAATTATTGAAATATAATATAATTTAATATAAAAACATAATAATCTTATATATTTAATATGCAAGTACTTTATAATAATGTCGAGAATAATTGCCAACTATGTTATATACCAGATTTCATTACTGATCAAGAATGTAAATATGTAAAACAAGTATTAATAATAAAAGGAGAAAATGACGAATATGTGATACCATCTGATGGTCAACCTTATTTATTACATCATCCACCTATAAATATTTATGGCAAGAAATATCATCAGCAAAGAAGTGTAGGATTTTTTACAAATAATAAACATGTTAAAGGATATCGTTATAGCAAACAAATAATGATCAGTCAGAGAATGCCAGATTATATGACTGATATAATGAATAGAGTTAATCAGTTTTTATTTAGTTGCAATTTTGATATTAATTTCAATGCGATATTATTGAATATGTATGAACATGGAAAAGAATATATTTCTGCACATTCTGATTCTGAAATAGGATTGAAAAATAATGTAGTTGCTACAATATCAGTTGGTCAAAATAGAATATTTAGAATTAGAGACAAATCAACAAATAATATTGTAATCGATGTTCCAACATATGAAAAAGGATTACTACTAATGATGGGAAATTTTCAAAAATATTATACACACGAAATCCCAATTGAAAAATATATTTTAGATCCACGATGGAGTTTAACATTTAGAGAACATCATAATTAGCTAAATTTTTTTTGTAACGTTTCATACATAACAAAACATGTTGTATGAAATGGAATAGCACGTATCAAATCATCCCTGTTTGTACAGTTGTTATAGTGTTGCTTGGATAAATTATAGACCAAGCACCAACCAATGTACAACAATCATTAATCCCGTTTTGAATAAATTTTTTGGAAAGTTGTTCATATATCGTGAAATATAATGCATGATTGATCATATACATAATCCTGAAATTCAACAACAGCTGGAATAAAAATTGTTAATAATGGTTATATTATAATATGATTGATATAAAAAAATGCTTATTATATTATTTTTCATCATTATTATCAGTATTATTCATAGGATCAATATATTTTGAATTAGATATAGGTAATACTTTTGGCAATGATTCTGGGATTGTTCTAGTTATTTTTTTTTGACTTTTCTTTTTTTCAATAAATTCATTATTTATAATTTTATCACATTTTATAATTTCAATATCATTATATGATGTTATTAAATATGATTCTAAATTTAGTATAGGACTATTTTTATATGGTATAATTGTCATTCTACGTTTGTCTAAAGGTGATTTATATGCATAAGGCATTCTAAATTCACGATCTATAGAATATACTCTCCAATCTAATTTTGTAATGTAATCTGAAGATTTTTTCATTAGATAATAGCATAAACTATATGCACTATTTTCTTTATCTCTTACATTATTTTCAAAAACTAATGTTTTACCTAAAGCTTCTCCTTTACCATTTATATTAGCATTAATAATTACATGATATGATTTTAAATTATCTGCACTAGATGATAATACTAATATATCTTCACATTTTATTGAAATTTTATATTCATCTTTAAATATTTCAATAATATCAATACGTAATTGATCTAAAAACTTTTCTTCATTATATGCATTTAAATCATCTACACATTCAAATAACCATTCTATATCTAAATATGGTTTATAGTATTTATTTTCTAATAATATTTCATATGCATAATCTAAATTAATTTTATCTATAGATTTTCTACAAATAAATTGTCTTGTTCCAGTTATTGGATTCAATTCTTGTGTTAAACTTATATATTGTTTATTCTTTTCCATATATAATTTAGCCAATAATTTAGAACTTGGACCAGTAAATACAATTCCTGGTGTATCTTTTATACCAATAGCTAAATTAGAAGATTTATCATCTATAACTTTGAATACATTACAATATCCATTTACTTTGTCAGAACCATATATAACAATTTTGCCAGATATAGGTAAATTATCAATAGCATTTAATGCAGTATCAATTTTCTCATAAAATGTTTGTTGTATATCATTATTTTCTATTTTACGAAGATTTTTATACCAATCATAATTATATATACGAGATACAATATGATCTACAAAATTTGTTTCAATATTTTCATTATAAAATTTAAATTCCAAATTATTATTAGTTATTGATTCAAAAGGCTTATTTGTGAAAATATAATTAATATTATTGGCTTCTACATATCGACATACTGATACTAAAGAACAAAACATTGCTGATTTATATAATGATATTCCTTGATTTTTACAATGACGTTCTAATATTGCATTAGATTTTAATTTATCTTCTAAATTTGAATCATGTTCAACAGTGATATTATTTCTATTAATATTATGTATATTAAATTTCAAGTTATTTAATACGATTCTATTTTTTGGTTCTGGAATTTTATCAATATCTAATAGTGGCAGAACAATTGAAAATCCATATGAAAAATATTTAGATATTCTAGTATCAAACATATTACTATATCCTTTTTCTGTTAATACATTTATCATATATTTATATGCAAAATGTGCTTTTTGGGTCATATATACTTTATTTCCATCATAACATACTCTAGATGGATACATATCAAAACTATTTAATACATCTAATTTTGAGTTATATTTACACAATATGAATTGAAAACGATGCAACATAGATATACCAGAAATATCATTATCTTCGAAATAGTTGGATAACATATTTTTAGTGATATCATTTAATTCATTATCAATAAAATTTTTATCATCAGTAGTAATAGTATTTTTTTTAACATTTATTTGCACATGTTTATTTAATGTATTTAAACTATTAAACTTATATTTATCAAAATATTTTAGATTGAATTCATTACTACCTATAAAATTTTTAGGATCTTTAATACATATGACTTCAAATACATTATATAAAGGTTTAAACATAGCCATAAATTTAATATTATGTTTATATGCATTTTCTTTAAATTTTCCTTCTAATTCTTTATCTATATTATTATAATGATCATAAATAGATGTTGTTAATTCATTTAGTGAATTTCTGAATATTCGTATATAATCTTCATTTGTTTCAATTTTAGAATTATCATCATTATGAAAAAAGAAATCAATATCTTTAGCTCGTTGTTTTAATAATATAGATCTACAAAATCCACCTGCTATAATAATATTTTTAAATGACATTTTTTCAATAAATGGATATCTATATTCCATCATTGTTTTAAAATCTTTTGTATTTGTTATAGCAATTCTTCTTGCATTTAATGTATCATTTATAGTTGGTTTGTCAAATTCATATGAATTAGTTGCAAAATCTAATGTATCTATATCTAATAATGTATTATCGTCTATATTATTTACCATATCAGTAGGAATTGCTATTATATTATGTTTATTGCATTCAAACATAGGTTCATTAATAATAATATTTTCTTTAATCACATCTTTTTTATTTTCAAAAGGCAATACATATGTATACATATTATCATTTGGATCAGACAGATCTTTATAACAAATAGGACATGTTTTATATTCATCTTGTAATGATTCAAATATTTCTTTTTTGATAATATATTTTGGATTACAACAAATATTAGGAGCGATTTCATGTGAATTTATTTTATAACCACCAGTAGTAGTTGTAGATTCAAGAGTAATATAACAAGTATATTCTGTATCATTTGAAATATTATTTAATTGTTTTATTATATACTTTTTAGATATTTGTGATTTTATATATGTTAATATTTCATTATCATTATTACAATTAAATTCAAACGCATTATTTCTTTTACTATCATATTCTAGACCCGTTAATAGATATTGTTTATGGAATTTCAACAAACGAGTGTCATTTATAGCAAGTAGTATACCATACCATAAAGTACTTATAGTTATATTTTTGATACCATTAGAATCTCTGCAACGTTTCATTAAATTATGGTATGCTTTTTCGCCTCCATATACTAGTGAAGGTTTATTAGTTAATAAATAATCATATTCTGTAATTTCTGTGTTGTCACGTATTTCTTTTAACATAATTTTTGCTAATTCTACATAAATTTGTTTAATATTATCAGGAATATCAGACACATATATACATAACATATCTGTTAAAAACTGATATAATACCATGTCTTCAGAATTACAATGTTGTTTTGATTGGAAATATACTGAAAATACCCATCTACGTATACAACTAATGGTATCTGTATTATTCAAATTATTAATAGCTATAGGTAATATAGGTATTGTATGATTTTGATATTTGAAACAACCATTATTAAATATTTTGTTTCTAACTAATAAATTTTCATTTACATCTTTATCATCTACTATGAATAATACATTATCATTATTATTTGTTGTAATAGGAAATGATATAAACGATGATTTATTAGGGGAAATACTTTTTTTAACATTTTCAAAAATAGAAAGTTGGGCTTTTTCATTCCTATTTGTTTTAGCATTACGATATTCGTGATATGTTTGAATACCACCAGATTTAATATTTACTATATCATTTGTTAAAGTGTCATAAATAGTATTATGAACTTTTGTATTTATGAATGCTTTACATATCAAGCTAATTATTTCATTACATATTGATGCATTTTTATTTTTAGTAATTTGATGTATAATATTTGATAATTCATATATAACTAATTTTAATTCATTATCTGTCATTTTATTTAAATCTAAATCAACTAATATTTTGATTAATCCTACTATATTGCATTTATGAATTATATTATTTCGAAATAATACACAATCAGATGGAATTGTTGGATTATAATAATTTTTAAATCCATTTAATCCATGACATTGATTATGTAAAACAAATTCATATATATTATTTGTCATTTTCATATTGCGAATGCTTGTAAATAATTTATTTCCAATATCACAATTTGCATCAGTATAATTTGAATTATTGTTTTCTACAGTATGAATATGTATTTTTACATTGTATTGAAATAATCTTTGTAGTTCTTTACTTAAGTATGATTCCACATCTTGTATTTCACCATCTGTAAAAATATATACATCATTTATTTGTTTTGATTGATCAAATGTTAAATATTCAAGTGCTTGAGCTAATTGAGTTCCATTTGATGATTTTATAGTATTAGTTAATAAATATTCAATATCAACAGCATCATTACATGGTTTATTATCAATTTCAATCCATTCACATGATGTGTTCCAAAATAATATTTTAGCTTTTTTAATATTTAATTTTTTAAGAGTTTCATATGCTAATATACGCTCCATACCTATAATATTTTGTGGCTGATTTTTTGAATTTGTAATTTCCTCAGTAAAATTATAAAGACCATCAGTAGATCCAGACCGATCTATTAATATATATGGTTCATTATCATGTTCTATTTTTAATGTATTTATATTAACAATGTCATATTTAGATTGATTATTATTCATACGCTAACTAATATATAGATATGTATTTATGATTAATATAATATAATTTCAATTTTTATGGGTAGTGTTATAATAAAAGGAAAGACACCTTCTAAAAGTTATAATAATGATAGTTGGTTTTGTATTAAATATAATGCATTTCTAAAAACATACTAAAGAATTAGATAATTTATTAATATATATGGTTTATTATCATATTTAAAATTATTATTTTTATTTATAATTCAATATATGATGCAATATATATATAATAAACAGTTTATTTATAAAAATTGAAATTATGATGTATTAATATATTCATTTATATTATAAAGTAACTAATGCTAAACGCCAGACATAACAAAAACAAACAAGTTTTATAAATCACCTAAATATATCAAACATTTTTTGATAGAAATGGAACAAAGTAAAAAGACATGGTTTCTACAATTACCTAAAGATATTTTGGAATACATTAATAGTTTTCTTGCTCCAGTGAATTGTGTAATGATTTTACCACCAGATAAATGGAAAAACTATTTAAATTTTGCAAATATTATGAAACTTCAGAAATATAATGAACATATTATTACATGTGATAAAATACATTATGTTGATTTTTGTTTTAAGGACGAAAATATGAATGATTTTAAACTTTGTATTCCTATCAAATGCAAATATATTCCATTTACAAAATATATAGTAATTAAGCATGAACAACATTTAATGATGATATTATATGCAATTTATTATACATTAAAATTTATTGGTGCTAATGCAGACGATGATGTAGCAAAACTAAAATGTAGTTTACTACAGAAAATGACGGAGTATATACCAGGGTATCGTGATCCAAACTTAAAAGATATAATAAGAGATATAAATAAAGATAGTTTGCCACGTATAATACAAGATAATTTAAGCGATTGTTTAGATATTTATACAATCACACAATCTGATACATGCACTAATAGTATTGAATGTATTTGTAATCTGGACCCTTATGCTATGCACTATAGTGTTTATTGTGATGCTAATGGTAAACAACTTCCATTACCATTCAATTTCGTGGCAGATATATCATTGTGTGAAAATCATATTATTCTTGATACATTAATGAGTGATTGTGATGATTCAATTAGTATTTTTCTAACGTTGCAAAATAAAATAAATCCTATACATGCACAATTTATAAAAATGATTGTTGATATGGGTTTTGATTTTACATGTATTTTACAAATATTAAATAAATGTATTTCGCGTGACCTAAAAGATAAACATTATAGTGAAATGATAGCTAATCCAGCCGAAACAAAAAAAAAAATAATTATCTATCAGTATAAAATAATCTAATATATACAGTATATTGTTATATTTGATTTTTTATAAATTAATTTAATATTTTAGACTATGTTTATTGGTTCGTAATGTATTTCTATAAATAGTATCTTTTTTACTATCAGGATGACGTGTAATATCATGTTGTGTATATCTTTTTTTTATACAATATATTTGGTTTGTAAATTGTACATTACAGGTCATTTTCTTATTAATTTCTGCAATGATATATTTATTGTAGTTTGTACTTGTATTATTTGATTTATTTAAAATCTTAATAAAATACGACATTAGAATATCATTATGATATAAAATAGTGCCATCATTATTATGTGATTTTGTATTTGTATATTTATTTAATAATGCTATATTTTTATCATTGTTATTATAGAAGTATTGATGAAGATATTTATGAATAAATTTTTTTGTAAATCCAATAGAAGTTCCTTGATTCAAATGTTTAGGTCCCATTTATATGTAATTTTATTTCTAGATTTATTTTTATTGACTCTTTTTTCATATCGTTTCATTTTTTTAAGTACTCGTAATTTTCTAGAATGACTTTTAAAACCCATTTTGTTGTAGAGTTAGTTAGTATAGTTATATATAGAGAGAGTTATTAAATATTTTTTATTCAATTTTTTTATGTATAAATTTCGTATTACCAAATATTTTATTTATTTTATAATCAGATATTATAGAATATTTTATTAATTTATCCCATAATTCTTTACTTTTAGTATTAATTTGATTAGGATTTGGACGTAAAACATATGTTATATATTTTTTTTTATTTTTTATAATAGATTGTTTTGTAATAGGACCTAAAGTAGTGATATTTCCTTGTGCATATTCGCCATATTTTGGTAATAGTGAATATATTTTAGAGGATTTGCATATAAATATATAAACTTTTCCATATTTTTTTTCATATAAATTATAACACATAAACAAGTAATAATCAATATTGTGATATGGTCGTAAATTTACAAAATTGAATTTTCCTTTTGCATCACCTAAAGAAACTTTAATTTCGATATTTTTACCATTTTGTGTGATACCATCACCAGAGTTATGTGTATAACTATTTATTAGTGAAAATTTATTTTTTAGATATTTTTCCATTATAAAACTCCATTCAACAGAATTTAAATAATGTTTACATATAATGCTTTTTTTTAATGGATTTTGTTCTATATTACACTGTTGTATATATTTTCGTGTGTTTACTCTCATTTTTTTTACAATATTATTGTAGTATATTTTGCGTCTATACATATGTATTAATATAAATATTTGAATGATATTTATATTAAATAATAAAAAAATCAATATTTTATATATCTAAAATAGAAGTATCAATGTCGTTTAATTCATTAACATTTGTATTATCATGATTATTTTCAATATCAATTCCGACAATAGTATTTAATTCATTCCAATCACTAAAATGTATAAGACTATATAATATTTTATCTAAATTATTAGATTGTTTTATTTTTTTAATAATTAGGCCATATTGAGATTGTATAATATTATTTATAATTTTTAATTTATCACCCAAACGTTCAAATTCAGTTAATTTTCTATTAATAATTTTTACATCAAATTTATTTGCTAATTCTAATTTATGATTTTCGCACCATATGATACAATCATCAATAAGTGGTAATAAATTGGCTTGTGTTTGTGTTTTAGATAAATTATTTATATCAAAACCAGTCATATTTATTATTTTTAAGGCTAAAGAATGATAAATATATTTATTTTTCATAGTGAAATCAGTATAACATGTAGTATATAATTTATTATATTGTGCATTTTGTTGTAATAGAGTTAATTTATATTCAGTTGTTTGTGTATCATTACTTAATATGGTAGTTATATTTTTATACCATCTCATTTTTAATTTATCACTATATTTTTCAATAAAATCCCGAGTCATAATGTGATCTAATGATTTTTCATCTGTATATTTATTTAAATTATAACATTGTATAATATTATATCTTTTCATAGCAAAAATATCATTGTCAGTTAGAAATTCTTCTTTTTGTTTTATTTTAATTAAATATTCATCTTTACTGATATCTTGTGCATTTAAAATACCATCTATATTATTATTATTTTCAAGTGTTTCACGTTCTATTTTAATAGTTTTCATATCACTAATAATATTTCCTAAATTATCAGTTTTTTTATCATTATCAGATATATACTCTAATTTATAACTTTTAAATTTAACATATCCAAAAAATTCTTTTGAAAAGTTTATTTTATTTTCAATTACTTCCTTACTGTTTCTTACATATAGATCATACATTGCTTCTTCTTTATATGGATATACTAATATTTTTTCATGTATATCATCTTCATTAATACGATCTATTTTTTTATAAACAATGTTGTTATGTAGGTCGTAATTAGTTAAATAATAATCGCTACATAACATGTATTCAACAGTAGAATAAGTGATATTATCGTCAATATCAAATTCTTTATAGTAATCCATAGCTAAATATATTATAGATGATTTTGGTTTTCTAACTCTATGCAACATTTGACAAAATTCTTGAGCTCCTAATGAATTAGTGCATCCATATGCATATATATTATCAAAGTAATCAGGAACATCAAAAGAAACACCCATACATACACTAGGAGTATATATTAATATATCATATTGATTCCATATATCATTAACTTTTAATAATTTTTCTAATTTTTCTTCATCAGAAGTTTCTTTATGAATTAATAATATTTTTTTATCAGGGAAATCTTGTATAATTTTAGTAGTCAAGTCTTTTGCTTTATTATTAGATGCCATTGGTATAACTAATTTTTTATTATTTTCGATATCATCAAATATTTTACATAGCCAATGATTATATGACATATATTTAATAGTATAGTTTTTATATGGATGATATTGATTGATTAATAATTTAAAATCACTATTTTTTTCACCTATATTCAATCCTTTTTTTCCTATCACTTGTGTAAAATAATTTAAACATCTATCTGATAAATCTGCATCCATTATATATGTATGTTTTGCATCTTTTACTCGTAATTCTAATGAATTTACTATTAAAGAAGCTTTCTGGTTTTTCGTAAAATGTGTTGATGTCAAATATCTTGCTAAACTTTCAGCTTCATCTATAATTACTAAATCATATATATCACGATCTAATCTCATCAATGAATCAATTTGACAAATAATTCTTTTTGAATTAATATAATGATCTTTAATTTCAGAATACAATGAAAACCCGAATTGTTTAAGATCACTTAATAATTTAATACCAAATGTGCGTCTAGAAGAAATAAATAGTATGCTAGTATTTTTATCAATATTGAAATTGGAATTGAATAGTACATGTAATAAATTATGTGTTTTTCCTGTTCCTTTTTCTGACTGTATAGCTAATAGTTTTTTATTAATATAAGGTTCTATAATATTTGGTTCTAATTTATTTTGATTAATAGTACATGTATCTTTTGCATAAAAATCAGAAATTATTATATTTTTTTCAGGATAGGAAGATATTATTGTATCTATTGATTTTTTCATATTTTTTGTTTGATATATAATGCCTTCAGATTTAGCATAATACATAATAGTAGCTATATTGTATTTATTATTGTTAGATGTATTAAAAGATTGCCATTTTTGCATCATTTCGCTAGATTTGTATTTATCTGATTTTTGTGACCATTTATTCCATAATTCGAAATAATTATTTTTATCAGTAGAAGCATTGTGTAATGCCATTCCTATAGTGATCCATTTATCATAATCATCACAATATTCAAATGGTAATTCTGATAATATTTTTTCTAAATTATAATGATCATAACTACTATTTGAAGTATCAATTTTAGTAGTTAATATATCTAATTTATTTATAATCATACTTTTATCAATAACTTTATCATTTTTATTAATAAAAGTAATTAGTGTTTGTTTCCATTGATCACGCATTTCATGTTCTGAAATATTAAATTTAAATTGTTTAGTTAATTGTTTATTAATCATCCATGTAATAGGCTCCAATATAGCATTTTTACCTAATTTTGAACTATAACACATACGATAACATGTCATATTATATATAGATTTATCACAATACAACATATTATAATCATTATCTAATCTTGTATAGAAATCTTTACAAACAGTGTGATTTTCAAATGTTAAACCTCTAAATATTACATGATATGATAATTTATTTGGATTTTCATATTTTTGTGCTATTTCATCATTTTGCAATATTATAACATCTTCCATTTTATACTCATAATCATAATAATCTTTTGCTCCTTTTATTACTTGCAATATATATTTACTTACTATTTTCTTACCTTCTTTTGCATCTATATTCATCATATCTATATCTAATGCAAATAATATTTTATCTTTTTCAGACCACATTTCATAATAATGATTAGATTTATTTTGCATCATTTTATAAAAAAGATTATTTAAATTCCATACATTAAATCTTTTTTTTCCTATTTTGCCTTTTATATCTTCTGCTATTAAATATATTTGTTTATTATCATCTTTATTACATTTCATGTAATAATTCATTGCATCAGATTTACGTATAAAAGACATATATAGTAATAAATAAAGAAATATACTTAAATTCATAATAATTCAATTTTTTATAATAAAATGTTGAAAAATAAAAGTGTTAAACACTAATTATATAGATATTGTAATATAATATTATAATATATGAACAATAATAAAAAACAATCATTAGTAGATAAATATAGACCAACAAATATAAATAACATAATAGGTCATAAAAAAATAACACATATATTGAATACATTTATTAAAAATAAATGTTTTAAACATTTATTATTATATGGACCACCAGGAGTAGGTAAAACATCTACAATATTAGCATGTGCGCGTAAATTATATGGACCAGAATTTGAAAATATGTATATAGAATTGAATGGTAGTGATGAAAGAGGAATAGATGTAATAAGAGAAAATGTTAAAAATTATGTATCAAAAAAACAATTAGCAATAACATTAATGGATAGTAAAAATGTAAAACAAACGACATCTATGAAATTAGTAATATTAGATGAATGTGATAACATGACAGAAAATGCACAATATGCATTAAAAAGTGTTATTCATAATAACACTGCTACTACACGTTTTTGTTTGATATGTAATTATGAAACTAAAATTATAGAAGATCTAAAATCAATATGTATTCCATTATTATTTTCACCTTTAACTGCAAGCCAACATATACCTTATTTAACTGATATTGCAAAAAATGAAAATATAAATATAGATATAAATGGTATAAATGCTATAATAAATATATCAAAAGGCGATATGAGAAGTTCTATTAATATATTGCAACAATTACAAACAACAATATATAATAATGATAATATAGATGACAAAAATAATTTAATTAGTGAAGATAAAATATATGATTTATTAGGTAAATTAAAAACAAATATAAAAAATGAAATGTTGAAATATATATTTGACAATACAATATCTTTACACGAATCTATAAAAAAAGTTACACAAATTAAAATAGAATATAATATTGAACCTATATATATATTAAATGAAGTAGTTGAATATATTAATTCTTCTATACACACATTCAACAATACAAATTTAATTAAATTATATGTATCTTTAGGTAAAATACAACAATTTCAAACATCTTCATATAATGAAGATATATTTATTGCCAATATTATATCAACTGTTCGTTTATGTAAATAATTGATTTATTTTAGAATTTAATAATATTAAATATTTATCATTTTGTAAATCAATATTAAATTGTTTTAATATTTCTATTTTATTGTTGATGTAAAACTGTTTAATATCTTTTATAAATAATTTATCATTATTGTTATTTGTATTTAATACATCTATAATATATTTATTGTAATTATTATAAAGCAGTATTGTATCATATTTTTGTTCAGTATTATTATCAAATGATCTAATATTTATTATATTATTTATTATGTATTGAATTTTATTATATAAATTATATGTTATAATATTTTGATCCCTAATAATAACATGACCTTTTACAGTTATATTTGGCGAAACAATACATATATCATTATTATCAATACCTAGTAAATAAACATTAAATGTATCTTTTGTAATTAACATATCAAAACAATAACATCCATATGGGTGCAATGTATTAGGTTTCCCAATTACATATAACCGTAATATATGTGGATTATTTGTATGATAATATAAATATATTTTATTATTATTATTTATATTAAATAACATCATAGTGTCTATTAAATCAATATAATTATCATGTATATTTGTTATTTGTTGTATATTATAGAATATTGAATTATCTAATATATCTTCTTTTATTATATCATAGTTAAATATTTTATTAGATGTAATATTGTTGCTATCTATGTAATTTTTTATACATGATAAAAATGCAATATCTACTTCAGAGTGAATAGGTGGATTAATTTTATTATAACAATTATATAAATTGACTAAATGTTCAAATTTTGTGCTATTAATTAATATAGGATATTTATTTATTATAATACATGTCAATTCTATATATAATTTATAAATTTCTGATAATTTATTCAATTTTTCAAATGACAATTCATAATATATATAATGTAATAAATTTTTAATATCAGATGATAATAATATATTTATTAATTGTCCATCATCTGATTTTAATAGATATATAATTTGTTCTATATTGTATTTAATAACATTATTTATTTTACTATAATACATATCTACATATATATTTGCATTATTTTTTATTAAATAATCTTCTAATATAGATGTATTGATATCAAATGTTGTATTTTGTATATCTTCAATACAATATGACATCATATTACAATATGTAAATAATATTCTTTCAGTTTTATTTAATTTTAATGTTTTTAAATCTTCATATTCACATTGCATTATTATATCATATATCATACATATTAATGATTCTAATGTTATATCATTATTATAATATTTAATATTATATCCTTTTAACATCATTATATTATATGCCATATCAATATATGTTGTTTTATCTTCTATATTTATAAATACTGTATCAAAAGATATATTAGGAGGATATATATTATAATAATATGGATGATATTTAAGATACATATTTATATTTGTTGATTCAAATATATAATTAATTTTTAATTTAAATATATTATCACAAACTGTTATTTGTGCATAATTATGAGTATTATTAAATTTTTTGATATTTTTTAACATATTTACAACATCGATTTCTTTTAATATTAATTTGATTGTTTCTAGTAATTTATATTGTTCAAATAATTTAATAGAATTATTTATAATAGTAATTTCAGATTCTGTTATTTGTAAAGCTGGCGCTTTAGCGCTAGCGAACCCTTGCGGTAATTTATTATTATCATCATTATTATCGTCGATATTACTATTATTATCAATATTACTACTATCATCAATATTACTACTATCATCAATATTACTACTATCATCAATATTACTACTATCATCAATATTACTACTAACATCAATATTACTACTATTATCAATATCATCACGATCATCATCATCATTAGTATTAAAATTATTTAATTTGTAGATATCAGTATTATTATTTTGATTTAACATCATTATTATATTTGTAAAATAATGATCAATATAATCAATAATATAAAATAGTTTTGTATTTTTATTACATGAACGATTAATTTCAGTGGAATAGATATTTAATAAATCCATTTCATTAATATTTTTAATATATTCATTTAATTCATCACTATATTTTATATAATTATTATTTGAATTATTATTTGAATTATTATATTGAATTAATTTATAAATGTCATTATTATATTCATCAAACATAATAACAATTCCATAATTTAATATATTATTTATAAATATACTATTAAATTTAAGAACACCAAAGATATCTGAAGCTTCAACTTTTTCAAAAATAAAATCACTTAGATTATTTTTTTTATACATCACAATGCCTAATATATTATGATGTAATTGAATAATATTATTAACATTATATTGTTCTTCCATTATGTATATATAAATATATAAATATATATTGGTTAATTATTAAAATTTCATTTTTTTGTAATAGATAAATATCTAATACTATTATAAATTACAAATGTTACCATCCCATTGGGGCCCTAGTGCATGGAAATATTTACATACAGTTACATTTAATTATCCATTAAAACCGAATGAGATAGATAAAAAGCGATATACAAATTTTTTTGATTCAATAATTTTACCTTGTACTATATGTGATGAATCATTTAATTTATTGAAATCATTATTTGAAATTGATGATTATTTGGAAGATAGAAATGGATTAGTATATTGGTTATATTGGTTGCATATATTAGTGGATATTAAATTAGGTAAAACAGTATTACCTAAATTTAGTGACATAGTATTATATTATGAAGAAATGCGTGTTGATTGTAAGATTACTGTTATAAAAAATAAAAAACAATGTGAAAAAGAAGAAAATAAAGAAAATAAAGAAAATAAAGAACTATATATAGATTTTGTTAATGCTACAATTAACAAATATGATATAATGACACGTAAAAAAATATTAAATATAATAGAAGATATAGAATATGGTGAAAATGAAATAGTGAAAACAATAAAACAAAATATAAAAGCAAGTAAAGAATGATAAATTATATATTTTCAAAAGTTAAAATCTGATCGAAAGAATTAAGACGTGCAAATCTAGCTTCTTCAGTATTATTATTTATTAGAAACTTCTTAATATTAGTGTAAGTTTCTGGTATATCAGTTAATGTATTCCAATAATCTTTATTATTAATAATATTATTATCAATAGTATCACCTATTTTTTTCCATAATGCAATACTATTTGGTCCAAGAATATTATATGTCATAATAGTTTTTTTAATTAGTCTTTCAATTAGAAAACCTTTTGCATTTAATAAGTGTATGAGTTCTTTCAACATTACAATATTATAATTATTACATATGCCAAAAGTATTGATATATCTAAAATCTATATTGTCATTAGTATTTTTTCCACGTAATATATCTATTAATTTTTTTGATCCTAAACCTTTATTAATAATCATAAATGTTTTGATAATCATGTATATAGGAAAATATAAAGGTGTTGGATCATATAATAATTTTTTTTTATTTATTTTATCCATATTAGTTTTATTAGATATGATACAATTATCACATTTATTACATATATCATTACTGGATTCTCCAAAATAATCTAATATAAATAATTTTCGACATTTACTGCTTGTTACATAATTTTCTATAATGCGTAATTTAGTTTCTTTATTTTTTCTCAATTTATCATTCTCTATATCTTTTAATAAACTTCTACCTATTACTATATCTTTTTTATTCCAAAATAATATACATTCTGATTCTATACCATCTCTACCTGCTCTTCCTATTTCCTGATAATATGATTCTATATCATTAGATAATCCATAATGTATAACTAAATGAACTGGTTGATCTATACCCATACCAAAAGCGATAGTTGCAACTATACATTTAGTAATACTATTCATAAAATTATCTTGCACTTCTATTCTTATTTTTTTTGTTAATCCACCATGATATGCTTCTGCATTAAATCCTTTTGATATTAATTTATTTGCTAATTCAGATGCATCATCTTGTGTTTTGACATATATGATGGAGGAATCATTTTTATATTTAGTGAGATATGGTAATATATCATTTAAATCATTAGATTTATTTTTGCATGTGATATGTAAATTATTGCGTGCATAACTTGATTTAATTACAATAGATTTATTAGGATTGAATTTTAGATTTTGTGTAATATCTTTTTCAACATTTTCAGTTGCAGTAGCAGTACAAGCATAAATAGGAATATCAGGTGCCCATTGTTTTATATACCGTAATGACATATAATCCTTCCTAAATTCATGTCCCCATAATGATAAACAATGTGCTTCATCTATTGCAAACAAACATAATTTTTCAGCTGTATATAGATCTCTAATAAATTGTTCAGATTTGATAAAGAATTCAGGAGTCATATAAATAATTTTCATATTATCATTAACAACAAGTTCTAATTTATTATATTCTTTATCTTTTTGCGACATTTCTGAATTAAAACATACACATGGAATACCTAGATCCATTAATGCCTTTTGTTGATCTTTCATTAATGCAAGTAAAGGAGATATTACTATAACACACTTATTATAAATAAGATATGGTAATTGATAGCAAATAGATTTACCAAAACCAGTTGCTAAAATAGCCAATACATCATATCCAGCCATTAAATGCATTAATATTTTGATTTGCAATGGTTTTAATTTTCTATCAGGATATATAGATTTATATGTGTTTTTAATTAAATCAACTGCATCAATAGTATTATTTTGCATATTATAATACTATAGATATAAATACTTATAATCAAATATATAAAATTTCAATAATTATAATAGAGTGATATAATTAATAAAATAATTAAATAATATTTGCATCATTATTATGTGCTATTTTAATATGACATTCTGCATTACATTTTTTATGTAATTGTGTAAATTGTTTATGATGTTTATAATTACAATAATAACATATAATTAGAATATTATTATTATGAGGCAATGTATTATTTATACGATCTATACTAAATTGATAACAGCAATATGGTTTATAAAACATCAAACTTAATGTATCATTACATTTTGTGCATTTAATATATTATATTTTTTCACTATTATATTTCAAACAATCTAGAATAATTATAAAATCAATATTTATATTTGAATTTATATAATCATTATAATATTTAGATTTATTATATAAATATTTTATTTTTATTAAATCATGTAAGCAATTATATTTCAAACAATCTAGAATAATTATAAAATCAATATTATTTGTATATAAATCTTTTAATATATTATATATAATTTTATTAAAGTTATCATTTTTTTATTCTAATAATACAATATCTGCTATTTTATAATAATCTTCCTTATTATATATATATATGGTAAATTAATAACATTTGCATCTATAGTATTATTTTGCATATTATAATACTATAGATATAAATACTTATAATCAAATATATAAAATTTTAATTATTATAATAGAGAGATATAGTATATGGAAATATTTGTAATTCTTCCACATCAATTATTTGAATCAAAATATTTGAATAAAAATAAATATAAATATATTATTTGGGAACATCCACATTATTTTGAATCATTTAATTATAATAAAAAGAAATTAATTTTGCATCATGGCTCTATGACATATTATTATGATTATTTGAAAAGTAAAAAATTTGTAGTAGATTATATAGAATTTAATAAAAAATTTAGTTATAACAACTATACTATATTTGATCCTATAGACGATATTACTTTGCCAGGTCAATATAATATTATAGATTCTCCTAATTTTTTATTATCAGATGAATTATGTAAAAAATATAGAAAAAAAACTAATAAATTCTTTTTTAATGCATTTTACATGTGGAGTAAAAAACAATTATTAATTATTCCAAATATAAAATCATTAGATAAGGAGAATAGAGAAGTATTGGATAGATCAGTTAAAATTCCAAATATAGCAAACAATGTAGAAGATAATGAATATATTAAGAAAGGAATAAAATTTGTGAAAAAATATTTTGTTGATAATTATGGGAATGTAAATAATTTTATATTTCCACTTACTCATAAAACAGCTAAAAAATGGATTAAATATTTTATAAAATATAAAATAGATAATTTCGGTAAATATCAAGATGCAATTTCACAAAACAATAATTATTTATTTCATTCATTATTATCAACATCTATAAATATAGGATTAATACAACCAAGTGAAATAATAAATGAATTATTACAATATGAAGATATACCTATAAATAGTTTAGAAGGATTTATTAGACAATTATTCTGGAGAGAATACCAACGATATTGCTATAAATATTATAATTTTACAAATAAAAATTATTTTGGCAATAATAAAAAATTAACAAATATATGGTACACAGGTAATACTGGTATAATTCCAGTTGATAATTGTATAGTTAAAGCATTTGATACTGGTTATTTACATCATATAGAAAGATTAATGATAATAGGAAATTATATGAATTTATATGGTATTCATCCATTAGAGGGGTTCAAATGGTTTATGGAATTTTCTTGTGATAGTTATATATGGGTTATGCATCAAAATGTATTAGATATGGTTTTTTTTGTTTCTGGTGGTAATACAATGAGAAGACCATATATATCATCTAGTAATTATATTATAAAAATGAGTGATTATAAAAAAGATACATGGTGTGATGAATGGGATAATTTATATTATAATTTTTTAACAAAAAATAAAAAAAAATTATGGAAATATAGATATCATTTTCGAGGCTTAAAATAATTATAAAATTATAATTGATGTAATTGATGTATAATAAATTATAAAATATATCTCGTTGTAGTTTAATATATAAAATAGTATGAAA